GCCCCTCCCACAAGGAGAAGGGCTCTGCTAGCGGTGAAAGACATCGCGCCCCCTGCAGCTGACAGTGCAGCGTAAGGGGTTCCATGACCGTTTGGATGACCTGAGATGCCATACTTTCTGAATCACAAGCTAGGCCCGGCCTTCGTTGGTGGTATTTCCACTAACGTAGCCCCGAGCTCGAGCGGTGTCATGTCAGTATGGAGAGAGACCTCCTTTCGAACCAAAGCCCCTCAGGGTCTTGGGACGAAAGAGATCCCTCTTTCTGTGGCAGAACCGTGGACCTGGCATGAGAGCTACGAGACTTTAAAGGCTCGTAACTTCGAACGTCAGCATCCCGGTACTGCATTCGCTCGTGATAGAGGACATGTCTGGAGTTCGGAGAAATACGATTACCTATCCCAGCCTTTGGTTGGGTCGGTTCGTTACTCTTCATCTCAGACAGACTTTATCAGGGCATACCCGAACATCACAAACCGAGAGAGAACTCTCGGCGGAATGAAGTACTGGTATGAACTCCCCGCACTCGACGGCCTAACGGCTTACGGTGCGGCAGCGTACACACAGGCATCGCCTCTATCGGCAGAGTTCTCTCTGCCAGCATTCGTGGGTGAGCTCCGTGAGGGGCTCCCCAGTCTCATCCCTATCGTATTCATGAAGAATACGGCTAGTTGGAGTGACTCCGTGAGGGGTCGTATCCGTGATGCGAAGAATGCTGGTGGGGACTATCTCAACGTTCAGTTCGGATGGATTCCGCTCGTGAACGATGTGATTTCACTTGCCACGGCTCTCGCCAAGGCTACCGTAGCATTGACTGCTATGGGTGAAGTCCACCGATGGAGGGCGCTTCCCACCATCGACACAACGTCGATGTTCGACGCCGGATGGGTAGGCGATTACTCGTTTACCCCTGTCTTCCCTAGCATGCCGGGACTCGATGTCCCGACAGGCCCGGTAGGCAGTTCCGCTGTCGGAGCTTCCAAGACCGTGATTCAGAATTTGAAATCTGATTCCTGGTTCGAAGGAAGCTTTGTGAGATTGCCAAAGGCATCGCTTGGGCTTGATCAGCATATGGACCGCTTTGAGTGGCTCATTAATACTGATCTTACCCCGGCTGACCTTTGGCAGATTGCGCCATGGTCATGGTTGGTGGATTGGTTCGTCGACATTGGCGGACTGATCGATGCGTTCCAGACTGGAACGTCCAACCGAATCCTCTCGACGTATGCATACGCTATGAGGGAGGAGGTCTTTACGACCACCATCCTCTTGCGTAACGTCGGCGCTGGTACACCCTGGAATGGTCCAAAAGACTATTCCTGTGTGTTCAGTGCCAAGCGCAAACGTCGAATCAAGGCAAACCCATTCGGGTTCATCCTGAATCCTGCCGCCTCGCTTGATGTGGGACAGCAGTTGATTCTAGGAGCTCTTGGTCTAACAAAGATCAAGTAGCACAACACTACAACCAACCACCCAACACCAATACAAGGAGAACCAGTGCTTGCTGATCCTCAGTCCGTCACCGTTTCGGCGACGGCCATTCCACTCCCGAAGCTGGAGACTCGTCCTCGGACGAACGTCTACCAGAATCGGGACCTGGGCTTCACCCTCTATGTCACTCAGGAAGTGAACAAGAAGGGCGAATCCCGAGCCTCCGCATCCCTCGTCAAGGAGGAGATCTTCACGGACCCGGTAACGGGTCTCAAGTCGATCAAGCCTACCTCGATCACGGTTGCTACCCTGATTCCTCAGGGTGGTACCGCTGCAACGGCCGAAGCTCTCTATGACGGTCTTACGACCGCCCTCGAGGCTTCGACGAAGGCGCTTCTGAAGCGCATTCTCGCCGGGGAGAAGTAAGGCGTGGAGCAGGCGCTTGTTGCGCTCTTCATTATCGGAATCTCGACGCTCACTACAGTGAGTGTCTCGGCCCTGATAGTGATCGCCAACAAACGATCAGCATAGTTACTGGCTGGAAGGCACACCTCGGAAAGGGGAACCTTGAAAAGCCTGGTAACTCTCCACCTGGCAGTCCTGCATGATGCAGGACAACTCTGCGATGTCGATACCACTAGTGACAGGAAAACTATCCTATCAAGAGTGGAGACAGAAGGTGATGGTTTTCTTTCCATCACTCTACCGACCTTTGCCAAAGCTCTGGAAAAAGCTTTGGACGATGGTCAGTGGACGCATCACGGCAACTTCAAGCGGTGCCGGGGTCTCCCCGCATTTCTACGAGGTTTCCTCATGCGCATCTTCTCTGTCGATGGCGCCTTGTTAGATACGCCCGATGCTTCATGCATCTGGGCGGTCAGACAGATTTGCAACCTGTCTGGCAAGGTCGACGCGCTAACGACTCCCTCAAGGGAGCTTGATGCGCGTCGGTCCTTTATCAAGACCGACGTTGAACTCTCTGAGCACTATGACATAGGCGAATCGTCTATGCCATATTCTCACTTCGATGAAGTGGCTCTCAGGTTGTTCGGGGATCTTTTCGATCATTGCGAAAAAGTAATTTCTCGCTTTGATTTGATCCCGAGTCACGGTCCAGGTGCTGTGGCCGACAGGCTCACGCACCCACAGCGATGGAAGTTTGATTACTGGACTGAACGTCTCGAAGAGGTTTTCCCTTCGTGGCGCTATGCACAGAATCTTCCCACCTATCGCGACCGTCCTCACGTCCCCACTTCGGAAGAACTTCCCGTAAGGGTTGTATCTGTTCCGAAGACCCGCGCAAAACCGAGAATTATCGCAATTGAGCCCTCTACTATGCAGTATGCACAGCAGGGACTGAAGAGAGAGATCTATCAACATGTTGGTAAATCACCTCTCAGCGGTATTCTCGGTTTCACTGATCAGAAAAGGAATCAGGATTTGGCGCTCGAAGCGTCCATTACTGGTTCCCTTGCTACACTCGATTTGAGTGAAGCTTCTGACCGTGTTCATGTCAACCTGGTTTCCAGGTTGCTGATGCGGTGGCCCCATACCCATGACTTTGTCATGGCTACTCGGTCCACACGGGCAGACGTAGATGGTGAGGTTATTAACCTCGCCAAATACGCCTCGATGGGCTCAGCTCTGACCTTTCCCATTGAAGCGATCATCTTCACGATCATTGCTTTTATGGGTGTGGACATTGCTGAGGGCAGGCGCACTACCGTCCGGCAAGCTGCCGGTCGGGTCTCTGTCTATGGCGACGACATTATCGTTCCCATAGACTCGACATCTGACGTTGTTCGTCTCCTTGAAGTTTTTGGCTTCAAGGTGAACAAGGGCAAGTCATTCTGGACTGGAAAGTTCAGAGAGTCTTGCGGAAAGGAGTACTACTCAGGCAGTGATGTCTCAGTAGTGCGCCTTCGTGCTGAGGTGCCAACCTCACGTCAGGATGCAGTTCTCATCCGTCGGTTCACAGAGTTCAGGAACCGCGCTTATCGCGCGGGTCTCTGGACTACCGTGAAGGAAGCTGATAGATATCTGGACCTTGTGGTCCGGATGTCAACTCGTCATGTCGACGAGTCTTCAGCTTTCCCATCTTCGGAATTGGCGCGTGAAAGTGTTCTTCGCGTGTACCACCGCGTCAGCTGGGATCACCAGCTGCAGCGTTGGACTCGTGCAGGCACATTTTGCGTGCCTACCCGTCGTACCTATACGGTCGACGGCGAAGGTGGCGTTCTCAAGTGGTTCTTCGAGAATCAAGACGAGGAAGCTATCGCGTTCCAGCGTGATGGTTTCTTTGAGAGCCAAGAACGTGCCCATACGTTCCGCATCAAATGGGTAAAGGCAGAAGTCCCCGCCTAGGGACTTCTGGAGTCGACTTTCGACTCTGCGGGCTAGTCCGTAAA